CAAGATACATCTGTCCCTGCAACAAGTGACTTCTAAATGGGCGACGTATACTCTTCCAAGCCTTTGTTAAATCTCCATCTGCATCTATCAACAGTTCTGGGGCTTCAAAACGTAGCGTTCCTGCACCTATTGACTTAATTTCAATAAGGCAATCGTTTCCTAAACCTTTTACCCAACCGTCTGTATGCCCTGCAATTTTTAAAGATTCATCTATCAATGAAACTTCTCTGTACTCTATAAGGGTTGAGTTACACTCTTCACAATTAGAAGGAGAAATTCCAGTCATGTAATGCTTACAGTTTAAGCATTGAAATTTTCCGTATAAAACTTTCATCTCTTGCAATCGCTTCTGCCATTTAGCATGGATAGCGTGTCCTTCATCAAAAATATTTTGAAGTCTTAAAGATGGCTTTTCTGTCTTAGGTTCCCCACCAGTTAGTAAGTAGTAAGAATAACGATGGCACCAATCAGATTTAATAATTTCTGATGGGTGCAATACCGTAGTACTACGCTCTTCTCTTGGTTTCTTCAGGAGATGTCTTTCAATCTCACCGATAAGACGTGTCGGTACTTTTTTTGTATCAAAGTACTTTTGTAATTCTGTTGCCACTTTAGTCCTTACTGAAGATATACTCTTCTAAAGTTATCTTCGTTTTTTTATTAGTTTTTTTCCATTTACGTGTTAGAGCATTACGTTCTCGGTGGCTTAAGCCTCCCCAAATACCATGGGGTTCATCACGATTGATGGCATCCCATAGACACTCTTTACGTACTGGGCAGTGGTTCTTTTTATTTTCCCCAAAGCAGTATTCCTTTGCCTTGGCTGCAATAACTCGATACTGTTCTTTATCACGTGGAGGATAAAAAATGTCTTCATCATCACGTGATGTAGGCGCAGCACCTTTGCAGCGGGCATGGCTCCACCAAGGGTCTTCGTCTTGATACATGTTTTAGGCATTCCTTAATTTCTCCCTCATCTCGATGAAATCATGCTCAGTTAAGATTACGTAATCTTCACCGTCAAGATGGATTCCCAATACTGGGGTTCTTCCATCAAGGATTGCCTCTCTCATTATTTTCTTTAGTACTTCAGACTTAATAGTTGTTTGCTTCTTGCCTGTGTACTTGTGTTCAATCAGTAGGTCGTCTGACCGAACGTCGCCTTTTCTAGACCAGTAAGCGCCAGAGGCAGCAGTACGTTGACCACCAATCCTTTTGGCAATTCTCTTTTCATGTTTTTGAGATTGCTTCTGGCCTTCGCTTTTCACTCTTCGTCATCTCCAGTTGCAACAGAAGGGCTCTCTAGTACCTTCTTACGCAGTTCTTCCATGAAATCAACTTCTTCACGGACACTAGCGATAACGTTCTCTACGCCTTGCCATTTCCTCTCGCCATAATAAAACCATCCACCTTTACGTTCGATGAAATTAGTTATGACAGCGAGGCTGACAATTTCTTTTGCGAAGTCGTACTCACCTGGGTGGCAGTCTCCGCCTTCTTCAAAGTAAAAATCAAAGTATGCAACTCTTTGAGGTGGTGCACTTTTGTTTTTGAGTGTGCGTACTTTAATTCTTTGACCGACTCGTACTTTATTATTACCTGAGCCGATTTCAATCCACTCGTCTCGACGAATCTCACAACGAGTGAAAAATGCGTAATTCTTTCCTTCTCCACCAGGAGTTGTTCTTGGGTCTCCATGCATTACTCCAATTTTCATACGGTACTGGTTAATGATTAGACCCAATACAGGACGTTCATCTTCAACAAGACTGCGCTTCATTGCTGTATTAACTACACGGAAAAACTTATTGGTGATTAGTGCTCCTCTACCAACAGTCATTTCATCCATGTTTTTTTCCAACTCAGGAGAAGGTGATAGGGCTGGAAGAGAATCGATAACAATTGCATCAATAGATTTTGATTCAGCAAATGCAATCACGGCATCATAGGCTTCTTCCATAACAGAAGTTTCAATAACAATAACTTTGTCTTGGTCTACGCCACACATCTCTGCATACTCTGGCACCCATTGCTCTGCTGCCACCCATACAGTAGTAAAGTTTGGATTTTCTTTTTGGTTTGCAGCAATTGTTTTTAACGCAACTGCAGTTTTACCGTGTGATGGTTCTCCAATTAATTCATTCCATTGGTTGCCAGGGAAGCCGCCACCAAGGACATAATCAAGAGTAGTAGACCCACTGGTAAACCTTGGGATAATATCGCTACGTATATCAGAGGCGAATACAACGACACCTTCTCCAAACTTTTTATTAAGTTGGGCAATAATTTTTTTTGCTTCAGCATCAATCATCCATCTACTCTTCCTACTATTTGTTGAGGATTCCAATTATTTGTTACATCATTGCCACGAGCATCTTTAGCGCTTCCTTCTACCTTTGCCCCAGTTAATGAACCGTACTTGCTACCCGATTGTTCTAACGGATAACCACAGTCATAGCAACGTAACTTTGCACCTTGTACGCTCATGTAATTTGCTGAGTTACAGTTAGGACAACTTTGATTTTGTTGTGCAGATAAAGCACGTGCTGAAGGAGTCTGTGGCTGTGGCGGTACATACGGAGTCATCGGTTGTTGCGATGGCGGCATTGGCATGTTTGGTTGTTGTGGTGCTGACTGAGGAGTTGGTTTAACTCCTAATTGTTTAGCCCACCAGTCTGCATTACTCATTTGGCTTCACCCCACCTATCTACAATCTTTACATCGGCAATTAGTGGAACCTTAATCTCTGGCAACTTAACACCTTCCATTGATTCTCTAATAGCCTCTGCGGTTTCTTCGGCTAAATCTTCACGAGCAACAGTAACTAATTCATCGTGTACAGTCAATACCACATTAACATCTGGCTCATCTACAAAACAAGAATGTGCACGAACTAGGGCTAATTTCATTAAATCTGCTGCAGAACCTTGAATCATTGTGTTAAATGCCTGTCGTTCTGCACGGAATTTTAATCCGTTTTCTGAACTTTTTAACTCAGGCAAGTAACGACGGCGACCAAACAGTGTCTCTACATATGGAATAGGACTGTTGGTTCTAGCCATACGAATTACTTTTGATTTGTATTTCATAATGTCTGGAAACTCTTCAGCAAATTGGTCAATCAAATCACGTGCTTCTTTTTCTGAACAACCAATGCTTCGTGCAATTTTTTCTGGTCCAACACCGTATGAGATAGCAAGAACCAACATCTTTCCTACTTTACGTTCTACTCCCATAACATCACCGATAGCAACGTACAAATCTTTTCCTGTGTTGTAGTACTCAAGTGCAATAGGGTCTTGGCTAAACGATGCAATAATACGTGGCTCAATCTGTGAGTAGTCAGCAACAACTAACTTGTGTCCTGGTGGTGCAATAAATAAGTTACGAATTAATTTTCCGTAATCTCCACCACTTGGAATGTTCTGTAAGTTTGGGTCAGTGCTAGAGAAACGTCCAGTCTCTGCTCCATGGGCTTTAAAATTTGTGTGTGCTCTTCCTTTAATAAGGAGAGATTCTTTTTTAACAATGCGAGACTTACCAGCATTAGTACGAACAATGTCTCCACCTAGATACGGCATAACATAAGTAGTCATTAACTTGTTTAAGTCTTGGTATTCAATAAGAGCATCTACTAATTCGTCTTTAGAACTATAAAACTCTAGTGCTTCTGCACTTACTGAGTAATGGAACATATTTAATTCTCCACCCTCTTTTAAAATGCGCTGACCTTTTTCGGTTAAAGCAACTTTAATTTTAAGGTTTGGTTTTAGTCCACGACCACCTTCAGACTTAGGTGAGAATAATAGTTTTTGTTTTTCTTGAACTGAATTCATAGCAAACGGACGGCCAGCCAATTTCCATGCTTTGGCTTTAGCATTGTCGATATCTTCTTCTAACTTAGTACGAAGAGTTTTTAACCCTTCTACATCTAAAGTAGCGCCAGTTAATTCCATATCGCATAAAGCAGCAACTACATCCATCTCTAAGTTCCATACACGGCTTAAAGGTCCTTCTAATTTTGGCGCTAATTCTTTGTATAACTTCCAAGTGACTTCGGCGTCAAACCCTGAGTAGTGAGCAACATCGCTAAAAGAATGAACTTCTACCTGTGCTCCAACTCCTTTAACAACTTCAATCTTTAAATACTTTTTAGCAACATCATCTAACCCTAAAGAGTTTTTGTTTCTATTATCAACAATAAACGCTGCCATTAATGTATCAAAGAAAGGTTTTGTTGGAACTTTGCCACGGTAATACTTAGCAACTGATTTCAAATCAAACTTTATATTGTGACCAATCTTTAACTTGTTACTAAAAAATAATGGTTGTAGCGCTTTAAACACTTCTCCTGGTAATAACTGGTCAGGTGCAGGACCAAATACTGGTGTCCATTTAGATTGGTTCTTTGAATAATCTGTGTCTTTTAATTCTTTACCTAATTCAAGTTTACGTTGACCACTAAGAAGTAACTCTTTATCCCATCTAAGAAACTCACCATTTGGATGTCCCATAGGAATAACATCTGTGCGTCCTTCTGTGGCTAAAGAAATCCATAGCACATCGTTAACTACTGGTTGCCCTCTGTGTTCTCCAACAGTTTCTACGTCAAATGCAAATGCATCTACCTTGGAGTAAAACTCAACAAGGTTTTTAAGTTGTTCTTTAGTTGTAATGATATTCATACATCCCTCTCTAAGTAAAAGATAAGGAGGCCTGACAAACGGAAAGGAAAACAGGCCCCCTTATCGTGGAAGTTTTACGCTAACGAACGAGCAATTTCAAGAAGTTCAGAGCGAGGGGTCTCTCTAACTACTTCATCTGCTGTGAAGGGTTCAGCGTCTGCTACAAGTGCATTAACGTTGTCAGAAGACAACTTCCATTCCTCGGCTAGGTCACGACCACGCACATAGTTGAGGGTGTACTGTGTTTGTGGACCAGTTCCAAGACGAGAAATTTCCCAGAACTCTTTATCAATAGGGCCCTTACGCTCATCGTCGTGAGCCTTTTTGATTTGACGTGCAAGTGACGGTGGTGCTGTTAGTACTTGCACCTTTGGTGTCTCATCACTAAGGACAAGAACATTAAATGCAAACTTTCCTCGTGGCTTATCGCCAAGGATTTCGCAAAGTGGGCAACCTTCTCCAATGCAAACAAAAGACTTCTTACCCTTTGGGCGTTCAATCCAATGTTGTTCGTAGGTTGCGAATGGACGGTCTTGTAAAAACTTTACAAGTTGTGGTTCTTCTGAGAACTTGAAATCTGTTGGGAATTCAGTTGTCTCAACGTTTAGCAATGCTTCGGCTGCATCCCAGCCTTCTTGCACGGTAGTACCTACTTTTGCAGGCATTTCTGGACTATCTTCATCAAGATAATCTTTAGCCTCGACTTGAGGTTTTGTAATTGGCATTTTTCTTCTTTCGGTAATGAGGCCTATTGGCTCTCGGTTTCAGTGATTTCCTTCCAGCGCTTTACTAAAGCATCTGTAAGGTCATCATGCAGGCTCCACTCTACACGAGCAGTGCCTAACAGTCCACGTTTGGAAAATTCTTCCACCGTAGATTCAATGAGTGCTCTGGTATACACACGATTACCACCAGTCTTCTGACCTTTAAGAGTCTTTGAACGAAGTCTGTATGGTGCTCTAGGTATATATCCTTTGCGCTCCCATAGACGGACAGAAACAATTGATTTCTCTAACGCAAGTGCTAATGCACCTATGGTAAAGACTTCAACTTCTTTTCCACCTAATGTTTTTATGATTGGATTTTCATCCCAACCATTACTCTCACCGATTTTACGGCGAGAAACCTTTGGGTCTGGTTCACGACGTTTACGTTTGGAACCTGGAACATAGTCCAGTCCTTCAAACGCTTTGAGGACTTCGTCCTCTCCTCGCATACCAATGCCCATGTATTACTTCTTTAACTTCAAAGCCCAAATCACTGACTGTGGATACATTTCTTCAATCTCTTCTTCAGTAAGTTCATCACTATAAAGAGCAGCCATCAATGCATCTTCGTCAATAACACGGATTGTTTTGAATAACTTATCTTCTAAACCTTTGGCAATAATTATTTCTTCAGCCTTGGCTTCATTTACTTTACGGCTTGTGCGTCGCTCTTTAACGATAGCAACAACACCGTCAACTTCTTCAGGCAATTCAATAACAATATTTCCTTTGCTATCTTCTTCGCCTTCAGCATCTAATACTTCAAATAGTTTTGCACGTTCTTCTTTTTGTTCTTTCTCTAAATAATCTAACTGAGATTTTAGAAATGAATATTTTTTAACACGTGCTAGAAAATCATTTTCATCCACATTACGTGGGTCTTCTTTTTTAACCCTTGCCATTGTTCCCTCCTTGCAAGAAACTTAACAGACTACCTACGGTCAAATCAACTCCACCTTTGGTGTTGATTCCCTGTCCATCAATAACTGCATCGGCAACGGCATTCTTCTGTTGAAGCATCTGGTACTGTCGTTCCTCGATAGAGTTGGCTGCCAAAAAATCTTGAATAATAACTGACTTCCATGTACTGGATGCTCGTCTTATTCGAGAGTTTCTTTGTACGGCTGTGCCTGCTGACCAGGGTAGGTCATAGTTTACCAGAAGATTAGCCTGTGGCAAATCAACACCATAGCCACCTGCATCTGTAGAGATAAGAACCTTAACGTCTAAAGAAGTTTGGAATAGGGTCTTAGATGCTTCTTTTTCTTTAGCATTCATAAGCCCCGAATAAAGCGTACTTTTAATTTTCTTTTTGGCCAGTGCTTCTTCTAATAACGGCAGCATTCCCAGGTAAGTTGTGAATATAACTACCTTTGCGTTCTCGTCAACCTCTAGATGCTCTTCAACATATTGGACTACTGCCTCAAGTTTGTTTGACTTGAAGTTTTCTAAATGACCTTGCTCTTTCAAAGAAAAAGCGTATTCACTTCCTTCTCCATCTTGCTTGGCAAATTTTTCTGCGCTGTCTATAAGTAACTGTGGATGGTCACAGAGCATACGCATAGCAGTAATGCGTGACATTATCTGGCCACGCATTTGGTCTGCAGGTGAACCTACTTGATAGCCCTGACCATAGTGTGCTTCTATAGAAAATGTATTGCCAAATAATTCTTGCGCTTCTCCTAGTAGTTGTTTTAAATCATTTGCAATATGTGTATACAAAGTCTTGGCTTTACCTAGTGGAATCCACATTGGTTCTAAATGCATGGTGTCTGGAAGATATGGTGCTACATCTGGGTCGTTCTGTGTTTTGCGAACAGATGCTTGCTTCATCTTCTCGTGAAAAATAGGAAGGTTTCTATAGCGTTGCACTCCACCAAAATGGTTACGAACAATAAAAGTTTGGTCAAATAAATCAAAACGACCTAAAACATTTCCATCTACAAACTGCATAATGCTGTAGAGTTCTTCTGGGCGACCGTTCTCAATTGGTGTACCCGTAAGGGCAAAGCGAATAGGGACTTGACGTGCTAAGTCTTTTACTTTCTTTGACCTTTTAGAACGGAAGCCTTTAATAGCAGTTGCTTCATCGCAAACTATTGCACCCCATTCAATATCTTTAACAATATCCCAATCGTTAACAATTGATTCGTAGTTTGTAATAACGTAATCAGCAACGCTAGAACCTAGTAGGTAATCGCCTTCACGCTTTGACTTAGAGCCATCAATAACCATGTAACTTGAGTCAGAAAATTTATCTATCTCTTTACCCCACTGGTACTTCAAACTTGATAGCGCAATAACTAACACAGGTTTTTCAATGTTCAACTCTTCTATTGCAGCAATAGTCATGCAAGTTTTACCAAGACCCATTTCATATGCCACAAGCATTTTCTTTCTTGAAACCATACGCTCTACAGCCTCTGGCTGATATGGTTTTAACTCACCTTTAAATGCCATTAAATTCTGCTCCGTCTGCAGGAGTTGGTGCAGTTAATAAAGTTCCACAGTCATCGCACTCTGCATCAGTAAACCACAGTGCGATGTCGTTATCTTCAAACATTGCTTTGATTTTAAATACTAAGTGTCCACAGTTAGGACAAGCGTGTGTAGGAACACCACGAGCATTAAGCATAGGCAGACTTACCCCACACTCTATCCCTGGCAGTTTCAATCCCACGAGTAACATCAGTAGCAATCATGTCCCCGACATCTTTTTCTGCAATGCCTTTGTAGTTAAAGAACTTAAGTTCAATACCATAACGTCTAGCAAAACCAAGCATCTGTTCACAGGCTTTTTTACCTGCTTCATCGTTGTCAAAGGCAGCAACTATTAAACTTGCACGGCGCATAATCTTTGCTTGGTCTTCACTTAAGATAGCGCCAAATGTAGCAACAGCGTTATATCCAAGTGCGTATAAGCGGACAGCATCTAAGGGAGACTCAACAACAACCCACTGAGTATTTTCTGATACCACGTTGATACCAAATAGTGTTTTTGATTTCTTAACTCCCACTGGTTGATTGCGAAAGAAGCGACCACGAGCACCCTTTTCTTGCCAACCCATTAGAGCAAATGACTCTGAATCACGAATAGGAAGTATCCATGCATCGTTCTGAGTAT